TTAATTGATAAGATATTAATTGGTTTATATTGTGTAAAAGAAGATATAAACACAACTTTAAGTGTTTGTAATACTCAACAACCTTTTTATGATATGTCTAAAGATGAACAAGAATATTATCGTTCAATTACAATCAGACTAAAATTTAAAAATAATACAATATATGATTTAGAAGAGGGCGACCCCGAGTTAGAGTTTATGAGTAAGAATAAAGGTAGTATTCGTAAATTAGTTGGTGTTCATCCACATACAGGTTTAGAATACTTTTATTTTCCTTATCACTTTATTTGTAAGGCGTGGGAAGGAAAGAAACAGATAGACCATGAAAAACTTATTGAAGGATTAATGCCAAAGATATTTAAATCTCAATATCAGTATCATCATATATTTAAAGAAGGTGATTTACTTTTAATGGACCAATTTACAAGTTTACACCGTAGAACGCCTGTTATGGATAACAATCGTCTATTGTGGCGAATAGCATCGGATTTTAATAATGTTTACAAGTAAAGAAGTTCCTTGGCCTAAAATAGGCACAACATCTGGTGAAATACCTATGAAAAGAAGATATGCATTAAGAGATATGTCTTATCTTGATACATTGGAAGCTAGGCCTATTTTTGAAACTCAAGCAGATTTAGTAATTAAAAATAATTTTAAAGGTATTGTAGATATAGGTTGCAGACACGGACCTATAAATGATTTTTTACATGAAAAAAATTATAAAGATTATGATTATTATGGTTTTGACACATCACCTGAACCGATTGAATATGCACAAAAGAGATGGCCTAACTTTGAATATGAAGTAAGAGATTGGGCAGAATTAAAAAAGGTAAAATTTAATGTTGATTGTATAATTTTTAGTGGCGTCTTGTTGTATGAAAAAGACCATTACAAAATGTTTACAAATATTATGAATTTTTATGATTGTAAAAATGCAATTATTCAAGAGCCGTATCACGAGCAAAAGTATTACGAAGAAAAACTTAAATTAAAATCAATAACAAAAGACATGCAACAATATAATTTTAAAGAAAAAATAATAGTTGAAGCTGAGATATTTTGTGGTAGAAGGTTAGTAGGTCAAGTTGAATTATAGAGTTGTAAAAGATAATAAGTTTGACAAATATAAAAATAGGCCTGTTGAACAAACTAACTATAAAGAAAAATATACAGGTTATAAAGGAGTTATATGGACACCATTAGACTTACCATATTTA